TAATCCAGAAATTTGTGCACAGTGGCACAACAATAGTCATTGTAGTAAAATGATTATTGAGTATGCTCAACTTATGTCTACTGCACATCGCGTATTGGATGGTAAAGAATATTATGGACTTACAAAGAATAGTAGAAAAATAAAACGGTGGAAACTTAATTCTAAACTTGAACACATTCTATACAAAGCATCTCATGTAAATCATCCTAGTGGTATTTGGGTTCGTCAATCAAAAGGAAACTACTTTTGGTTATACGAATTATGGAAAGAATTAAACAAAGAATTTATGTATCGTTATGACCATGACAAATCACATGAAAGTTTTAGAAAATTAGAAGATGCACTTTATATGCCTCCTATGAATATACCAGACGGTACTTGGACAGAACCAACACCAGCTATGCCAGATGATGTAAAGGATAATTGTTCTTTGACTGCATATCGCAACTACTATATAGAATATAAACAACACCTTGCAAAATGGGGTAAACGAGAGGAGCCACACTGGTATGTCAAAGCAGCGTGAAGGTTATTATGACTATATGCTAAGACGAACTAGAGAAGAGAATAAAAAAATGAAAGTAAAGGTGGATGAAGGAATTAATTTAGATACAACTGGTAATGAGTTATATCGTAGAGAAATTATAGCATTAACAAATAAAGTTGAAGCGTTAAAAGACGATATGAAGAATCTTACAGAAGATTTTTATAAACTTTTAAATAGAGTAAAAGAATTGTCTGAAGAAAATAATTTTTTAAAAGAAAGTTTGGAAAATAAATAATGCCTACATATGTAATTACTGATACTGAAAAGGGAGAAACATTTGAAAAGTTTTGTAGTTGGAATGAACTAGAAACATTTTTAGAAGAAAACCCTAAATTTAAAAAAGAGTTAACTACTCCAAAGATTATTTCTGGTATTGAAGGAAAGACACATAAGGTTGATAATGGTTTTACAGAGAATATGCAACGTATATCTGAGGCTCATCCAAATTCACCTATGGCTGAAAAGTTTGGTACAAATAGAACAAATAAAGATAAGAAAACTTTTAACACTGTAAAGAAACGGACTAGTATTGGTAAATCTCATAATATGAACAATATTGCAAAAGAATATAGGCCAGGGCAGTTGGTAAAGTAATTATAAATAAAGATGTATGAAACACAATTTAGAATATTGGGGAGTATTTTACGTCCCGCTTTTAAAGGTTTTATACAGAAGTGGGTAGATAAAATTGGTTCTACCCACTTCACTTTATATTAGGAAGGTGAATATGTCTAAGAAAAAAGAAATAACTTTTTCAAATCTAACAAAAATAAAACCAGCAACAGACAATCAAACAGCTGTTTTTGAATCTTGGAAAAGTGGAAAAAATCAATTTTTATTTGGTTGTGCTGGAACAGGTAAAACTTTTATATCACTATATCTTGCACTCCAAGATGTTTTAAAAAATGAAACACCACAAGATAAAGTTGTTGTTGTTCGTTCCCTCATTCCAACAAGAGAGATAGGTTTTCTGCCTGGCGATGAGGAAGATAAAGCTGCACTTTATCAAGTACCATATTCAAATATGATGCAGTTCATGTTTGAACAACCAAACGAGCAAGCATTTAGTATGTTGTATGACAGGTTAAAAGCACAAGGTAGCTTTTACTTTTTATCAACATCCTTTCTAAGAGGTTTAACTTTTGATAACTCTATTATCATTGTTGATGAATGTCAAAACTTAAGCTTTCACGAATTAGATACAATCATTACAAGAGTAGGACAAGATTCTAAAATTGTTTTTTGTGGTGATTTTAGTCAATCAGATTTAACTAAAACTTCTGAAAAAAATGGCATGATGGATTTTTTACAAATTCTACATGAGATGAAAGAATTTAATTGTGTTGAATTTGATATTGGCGATATAGTTCGTTCTGGTTTCGTAAGAAACTATTTAATCCAAAAAACAAAACTAGGAATGGGAATAGAATAATGGCTTTTAATTTATCAAACAGATCAAGAAATAAACTAGATGGTGTACATCCACAGTTAGTAGCTGTAGTTGAACGTGCTATCAAACTTACCAAAGTAGACTTTGGCGTAACTTATGGTGTCCGCACAGTTGAAGAACAAGAGAAACTTGTTGCAGCTGGTAGATCACAAACTATGAAAAGCAAACATCTTCTTCAAGATGATGGATTTTCACACGCAGTAGATGTTGTAGCTTATGATGGATCAGATGTTGTGTGGGAACTCAATGTGTATGATGACATTTGCGATGCTTTCAAGGAAGCAGCCAAAGAAGTTGGAATCTCAATCAAGTGGGGTGCTGCTTGGTCAGAGGGCGATATCAGATCATATGAAGGAACAGCAGAAGATGCTATGAATGCATACATTGATCTTAGACGTTCGCAAGGTCGTAGACCATTTATTGACGGGCCCCATTTTGAAGTAATGTAAAATGAATGAACTAGATTATGATAAGTTACTTGAAAAAGTTTTATCAACTCCTTTCATAAAATTAGATGTTAATATTAATATTGATAATCTTTTAAATGAATATAAATCTGTAGAAGAGAAATATTCTTTTGAAAATTATAATACAAAATATTGGCCTGTTAGAAAAAAGTATGCTAGAAGTTGGTCAGGAATTTGTCTTGTAAGTTCAGATGGTGGACTTTACACTGATATGCATGAGGGCCCTACATCAGCTGCAAAAGAAACAGAATTAAAAAATGTATGTCCACATTTTTATCAAACAATAAAAGATTTAGGTGGAGAAGGTTGTCGCTCAAGAATTATGAGAATTTCTCCACATGAATCTTTAGTGTGGCATAGTCATATACAAGAACATGGTCAACCAAAATGGTTATTAACAATTCAAGTTCCAATTATAGTTCCAGAAAAATTTGAATATTGTGTAGTTGACAAAGATGAATTTAAGTGGTACAAAAGATTTTACAGACCAAATTGGTTTAAGGGTGTAAGCAGAAAAAGATTAGAGGCAGGTGATGCATATGTTTTTAATTCCTACCATTATCATAATGTATATAACTATAGTAACGAATATAGAGTTACCTTAATGTTATATTTAGATTTAAGACAACCAAAAATTTTTGAATTAGTTAAACGGAGTATGGAAAAAAATAATGAAAACATTTAATCATGAGCCTGTGAATTTACCAGACATAAAGGCAAGAAACCAAAATGGTAGTAGAGTTTATGAAACACCAGATGGAAGCTTTTATCCATCAATCACAACTGTACTTTCTGTAAGAAATAAAAAGGGCTTATTTGAATGGAGAAAACGAGTTGGTGATGATGTTGCGAACTACGTTGCAAGAACATCTGCAGCCAGAGGAACTGCAGTTCATCATATGTGTGAAGACTATTTAAATAATGAGGACATGAAAGAACATGAGAAAAAGTTTTTACCATACTGTTTATTTGGTCAACTAGAAAAAAAAGTCTTACATAGAATAAATAACATTCGTGCACAAGAATGTGGCTTGTATTCTGATAAATATAAAGTTGCAGGTAGAGTAGATTGTGTTGCTGAGTTTGATGGTAAACTTTCTATCATAGATTTTAAAACATCTTCAAAAGAACGTAATGATGAGTGGAATGAAAATTACTATATTCAAGCTTCTGCCTATGCTGAAATGTTTGAAGAAAGAACTGGTATTGAAATCAATCAGATTTGTATATTAGTTGTAACGTCTGATGGTGTTGTTCAAGAGTTTGTAAAAGACAAAAAAGAATACGTTCCTTTAATTGAACAAACCGTTTTAGAGTGGGAAATGAAAAATGAAAAAGTTAAAAACAATAACGATGATTTCACTGGTGTTCCTATTTAGTTGTCATCCAGTAAATGCACAAACTTTTATTTCTAAAAAACCTGTTATATGTGGGTTGCTTGAAGATATAATAAGTAAATCTAAAGGTTATGGAGAAGCACCATTTATTAAAGGTAATGGAACTTCCATGAGAGATGATGGAACTTTTTTTCCATCGCAGTACGTCATAGCATACAATCAAGAAACAAATGGTTGGACTCTCATAGAAATTTTAAATCCAGAAATGGCCTGTGTATTATCCACAGGAAAAGGTTTAGAAATATTTAATCTTAAACAAAAAGGAATGGCGCTATAAATGCCCTTGACATTGATTCTATTTTATGTTATAAATAGTATATAGTTTGTTGATACAATTCGACAATTGGACAGGACATGGGGGCAGTACCCATCGCCTCCACCATGAACACTAGAGAGCAGCTGCAATTGCTTTCCTTTGCAGAGGACTATAAAGTAGTCTAGTGTTCTTGATGGGGGCGAACTAGGATCGACTGACAAGGATAGAGGCGAGTAGAACTATCGGATGACTGCGTTATTGGTCAAAACTACTAAATGCAAACGATAACTTTGCACCATCTGGTTACGCACTAGCTGCATAACACAGGGGGTTGGGCACTTACCTAGCAACAGAAAAGTGTCACCAGTTTTAGAGTTTGGCGACGGCCAATCCGCATTGTGACTGAATAATCTCTGGGAGAAGGGGATAAGGTATACTGTCGAGTTTAGCGGCTCATCCTTAGCGGGAAAGACGGTGGTTTAAGTCGAGGGAGCATTGGTATTCTTCCAGTGGCGAGATGTAGGTAAACCTAGTCCTACCAATGCATTATAAAGGTGAAGTGATACAACCTTGCAAAGACGCAGAAGGTATCACGAAGGGTCACTACTTAATAGGTGCGCGTGGAGCCACGGTCAGCTCCACATTTTTTAAAGATGAAAGAATTGAATGGTACAACTAACTCCCAAATTTTATCCTATTTTTCCAATTCCATTTGGTTATGTAAATTTTGGTGAAGAATTTCGTAAACTCAATTCATATTTAATTAGAGATATTGAAAAAGAAAAATCAGTTAATGATGGTAAAAAAAGAACTTTTACAAGGAACAGTTCTGGTTGGCAATCTCATGCTATCTTAGAACGTAAGTATTCAAGCTTTAAAGAACTGGCCAAACTTATATTAATTACAGCAAAACCTATTATTCACGCTAGTGG